TAACGCGTGTTTCATAAAGCCCCCTTAAGAGCAAGGCGCGCGAGTTTCATGCGTGCGCTAGTTTCAAAAATTTCAACGTCGCAATCTGGATTCGCCGCTGCAAAAACGTGCTGCTCTTCGCAATAGGCAATCGCCGCCGCTTGCGGGACGCTCAGAGCCGCCGAGACGAATTGCACGTGTTTCGTATAGGCAAGGTCGAGCGCTTGCGGGTCGTTACAGCGTAACGCTGACTGAACGAACAACGTTTCTTTACGCGCCACGCGTTCGGCCGTCGCATCCGCCAGCGCGAACATGCGCCCGTTCGGGTCGTTCGGCGTGTCAGAGTCAGGCGGGTTTTGCTGCCCGCCCTGATCGTTCGGATTGCCGGGTACGGCGTCGTCTGCGGTCGTGCCTTCCGCGTCGCTTTCTTCGACCATATTCAACGGGCGCAACGGCTCGTCGAGCCCTTCAATCGGGTTAAGCCCTTCGAAGATGCGCGCTTCATTGCGGACCATCCAACCGTCAAGAATGCCGTTGTGATAGTAGGCAGAGCGCGCCGCCGCGTCGCCGCGCAATAGCGAACGCGTCGGGAATTCAACGTTAAGCCCGTCTTCGGGTTCAAGGAACGAGTAACGAATTGCCTCTTCCCACCGCACTAACCAAGGGGTGAGCGTGTGAATCACAAACTCTAAAGACTGCTGTTCGATGTTGGAAAAGGTCGCTTTTTCAAGGTCACCAATCATGTGCGGCGGGATGCGGAACAGGCGCGCGATTTCAGCAACGGAAAACTTGCGCGTCTCCAGGTATTGCGCGTCCTGATTCGTGATTTCAATGGGGTGATACTTCATGCCGAATTCAAGGATGGCCGTCTTATGCCGGTTGCGTCCCGACTGCTGGCGTTGCCACTCTTCGCGGAAAATCCGCTTTTGGTTGTCGTCCTTAAATTGGCCCGGATACTCAATCCAACCGCCCGGTGTCGCGTCATTCTGGAAATAGCGCATGCCGTAGTCTTGCGCGCTTAAGCCGGTCGCAATGGAGTCCCGCGCGGCGGCAATCGGATTCATGCCCACGATGCCATCGGGTGACATGCACTTGAGATGGAACATTGCGCCGCGCGTCAGGATGGTTTCGGTCTGGTCGGCGTTGCGCACGCGGTAACGCCAATTGGTGTCACCGAGCATTTCAATCGTGATGCGGTCGGGGTGTATCGGAATCAGGTCCGTTACCTCACCGATGCCGTTTGCCACGATGCGGGCGAACGCGTTGCCTCGCAAGCCGCAATGCTGTTGCATCATTTCCCGAAATTCCATCGGGTTTTGGAAGTCGTTTGGACGCACGGCAAAGAGCCGGTACAGCCAATGCGTTTTGATGGCCTTTTTGGCCCCGTCCTGCCCTTCCTCGTACAGAACGAAGGGAAGCATACTTACCCCTTCGCACAAGACGCGCACGCACGCATAGACGGCGGTTAAGCGCATCGCAGCGTCGGCGGTCAATTGATGCGGTGAACCCTTGAACGGAATGCCGGTGAACCAGAAATCACCCCAAGGTGAACGGTCACCGTCATCGGCGCGAATATTGAGAAACATGGTTTAGCCCCGCCGCGCAAGCAATGCGCCGAATACCGTAAGCCCGACCATCAGCGCGCCCACGGTGATAAGCGCATCGGGGATGCCGTAGCGCAAGCCGACTCCAAGCCCGCAAAGCACGAGGCCGAGCGCGAGCGCGACGTTATAAACGATTGCGTTCATAGGACCGTTAATGAATAAGAGTCGGGAAGGACCGGGTAGAGCTCCTCACCGACCATTGCGCGACCGACCGCCATAATCACGCCTACCGGGCCGTCAATTTTTTGGTCGGGCTTGTCTTTGCGCGGATAGATGTTTTCCTTCGCGTCTTCCTTCGCCGTGACGTTTGAAAACATCCACGCTAGAGCCGGGTTTCCGTCGTGATGGAAGCGCCCGCCCTTAACCGCCGCCATGACTTCCTTCATAGCGGGTGACATGTTCTGTATCGTTTGCCGGAATTCCACGACCGTCGCGCCATCTTTGGCGAGTTGGTGCGCTAACTGCGTCGCACGCCACGGGTCGTAAGCGACTTCCTGCACGGCGAAGCGGGACGCCATTTGTTTAACGTCTTCGCGGATCACATCAAAGTCGATTTCCGCGCCTTCTGTCGCGATCAAATGACCTTGCACGACCCATTTTCGATACAACGCCTGATTGGCCTTGTTCTCTTCAATCGCGTCCGTTGGCAAGTAGTAACGCCCGAACGCGTAATAGTGGTCAAGGCCGTTCATCCGCCGTTTGAATAGCTGGATAAAGGCGCAAATGTCGTTCTTGCTGGCAAGGTCCAACACAAACCACGCTTCCTCGCCTTCAAACTCGTCCAGCGTCAAAGACGTGTCCGCGAGCATGTTGTATTGCTGCATGTTCATCCACGCGTTGCGCGCGGAGCACCACACGTTTAAGTGCTTTGTCTTGAACCGGTTTTGCTCAATCGGGTTCATCGTGGCGCGGCGTTGCTGCGCTAACAGGAATTCACCGTCAACCGAGATATCGAAATTCGGATTGGCCTTGCGCAACGATGCCGGGTCAGCCCAATCGTCGTCGTCATCAATCGAAAAAATGATGCCGAACAGTTCATCGTTCTCAATCAGGCCGTCGAGCACCTTTTTGGTCTCAGTGTGCTTATCGAAGCACGGCCCGCCGAGGTTATAGCCTGCCGTCGTGATGATGGCCGTAAGCGGTTGCTCACGCGCGCCCATACCTGTTTGCATGGTGTCAATCAGGTCGGGCGTGTCGTGCTCGTGGAATTCATCAATCAGTGCGCACGACGGGCTAGAGCCGTCGCCCGGTTTCCCGATCACGGGTTCGAACCGTGAACCATCGGCGGGAATCGCGAGCGTCTTGGCCCATATCTCGATACCCGCCGCCTTCGCGAGACCGGGCGTGCGCGCAATCATTTGCCGTGCAGGCCCGAACACTTCCCATGCTTGTTTTTCGGTCGTCGCGCCGCTATAGATTTCCGCGCCGAACTCGTCGTCGGCGGCGAACATGTACAGGCCGATCCCCGCGCCTATCTGGCTTTTGCCGTTCTTGCGGGGGATTTCCGCGTATAGCTCACGAAACCGCCGCATGCCGCTCTTACGCCGCTTCCATCCGTACACGCTGGCAATGATGAAACACTGCCACGGCGCGAGCACGATCAGTTCTTGCATGCGCGCCCACTTGCCTTTGGTGTGCGGCAACAATTCCATAAACGCGCATGCACGTTCGGCGGATTCAGGATCGAAAATGAAGGGATAACTTTTCGTCTCTGCGCGCTTCAAATCATCCAAGTGACGGGCGCACGCTTGCCGAACATATTTCCCCGCCGGAAACTTTTTCGCTACTACGTCCCGCGCGTATTTGTTGGCGAGTGTTACGTGCCGGTTCGCCATGCACGGGTGTTAATCATTTGCGCTTGCCCTTCACAAAGCCCGCGTACTGATCCTGTTCACCGCTTGGTGCTTTCGTCACGCGTGAGCGGCTTGAAGGCGTCATGCCAAACTCAATCAGCAGTTTCGTCATTTGCTCATGTGCCTTGTTCGTGATGGCAAGGAACGGCGATTGCACGGGAAAGCCGCTTGGCGCTTTCACGACCGGGCCAAACTTCGCTATCTGTTCATTGGCATGCATCCACCGTGAGAACGCCTCACAGTAGAGTGCAAGGGCCGCGCTATCCAGTGAGGTAAGCACGCCCGCGTCCCGCAATTGCTTGGCGACAACGGGCCAATGCTTTGCCGCCTCGGGGGATAACCATTCAGGCATGTGCGCGTCACCTTGCGGGGTCGGCTCATTCACGGGCAAGGGTCGCCCGCCCGGATTACCGCGCACAATCTTAAGCGCGGTCGGCACTGGCTTGCGGCCCGTTGTCATGGCGTTAAGCTGCCGGGGCCGGTGCGGGCGTTGCTGCCGTGACCGCTGCCGAGAGTGCCGCCGTGCTGGTCGTCAATTGCGCGGTCAAGTCAACTAGCGCGGCGTCAGGGTTCGCCTGATTGGCGAGTGCCGCCGCCAGTTCTGCCGCAATGGCTTGAATCGCCGTGATCGCGGCTTGCTGCGCGGTCGCGGTTGCTGCTACTTCGGTTTGCAAGTCGGTGAGTGCGGACATGATGACTCCAAGGATTTTAAGAATGTCGTCAGGCCGCTTGTCACGGCATGACGGGAAGCGGGGGATTGTGAACATGCGTTACCCCTTGAAAATTGGAGCGTGAGGGTCGGCGTTACACCGCCGCTGTGCCGTTGGACGGCCATCGCTTGGCTTCTCACGCACTGACTGTTTCCCGCTTCGGGTACGGCTTCACAAGCGGCGCAAGCCGCGTGCGAATGCCGTCATCGAGCGGCATAAGGTAGGTGTGCTTCCATGACATTTCACCCCATGCCGCATCGGCCCCGCTCATGCGGGATATCTGCGCGGGTGATGCGGTGCCATATCTGGCACTTGCAGAACGCTTGTGCATTGAAACGCCATCAATCACGACGGCGCGTTGCGGTTGACTGCTGCCGACGTACAGCCAGTTCCCCGCCTGATAAATGCCGCCGTGGTGCCCTTGTGCCGGGTCGGCGTAGCTCACTATCAGGCGAAGGCCGGGAGACTGTTGGCGAAGCATCCTGATGGCGTGCGCGGCAATTTTGCTCACTGGTGATGCATGCGCGGTGAGCGCGATCCGAACCAGTTCACAAATTTGCACCTGTTCAAGGTGATAGCGTTCGCCAATGTTGTTATTTGCGCCGCGCCCGAATATCACCACGCCGATGAACTTTTCGTTTTCCCAAACGCCGACGTGCACCAGCTTGCCGGATGGCATGCACCGTGAGTAATGCCAGCGCTTGCACGCGTGCGTTGATGCCTCATGCGTCGCCCATGCCACGCGCAAGACGGGTTTAGAACTCATGTCCACAATTCGGGCACACGTGCGGCGTGCGTTCGTCAAGCCGTCCCTGATCGGCTTCACTGCCGGGATGAAAGTCACCCGTCGCAAGTGCGTCCGCCAGTTCCTTGGACGTGAAGCCGAGCAGACTTAAATCAAAGCCGCCGTCTTTCAGGTCCGCCAGTTCAACGGACAACAGTTCCGCATCCCATCCCGCCGCCTCGGCCAGCTTGTTGTCGGCCATGACGTAGGCGCGGCGTTGCGCGGGCGTGAGATGCGCCAGTGAAATGCAAGGCACTTCCGGCATGCCAAGCTTGCGCGCCGCGAGCACTCGGCCATGTCCCGCGATGATGCCCGCGTCACTATCAATCAAGACGGGATTGGTCCAGCCAAACTCGCGCAGCGACGCGGCAAGCTGCGCAACCTGTTCATCGGTGTGCGTGCGTGCATTTCGCGCATAGGGGATTAGTGCGTCGATTGGAAGATATCGAACATTTAATGCGGCGTTTTCAGCTTCTTTCACGCATACCCCCCTCGCTTTGTTTCGCTTTCGTGAAAACAGTGG